GAGGCGCAACTTGCCAGCACGATTGGCAACAGCAAGAGCAGTAGTTTTTTTGTTGATAGCATCATTGGCTTCCTGTAGTTTCAGAGATTGTTGATTAAGTTTCTCACCCATGTTTTGCTCTATCTGACGAGCCTCCTCGTTCTTCTTGGCAATGGCTATCTTCATATCGCCATCACGCTCTAACCATCCATAGTGGTGACCAACTCGATATGTACCAAAGAGAGATACCAGAACACCTACGATTAACCAAGGGAGAGGAATAGGTAACATTAGTCAGCCTCTTTTCTTGCTTGTGAAATTTCTTCACGCTCATTATCATCCTCAAGATGCTCTGGAGGCGTAGTCGGAGGAGGAGGAGGAGTCCATGATTCATCTAGTTCTGGATTCTTCCAAACAGGCATTGCTCCAAATGCTTGGCTAGGCAAACCCCCATAAGCACCTTGAGGGTTATAGGCTGGAGGACTTGATTGATAACCGCCCTGTGAGCCTCCATAACCGCCACACATAGGTTGTGTTGGTGGAGTAGGCATCATGCGATTTGCGATGGCTCTAGACCCCTTATTAAGCGCATACATTCCAATCAAAGTCGTGATGCTTCCAACCAACAAAAGAACAATGTCGTTGAGCATCTTTAACACCGCTGCATCTAGCGGAGCAAGGGATTTGATTGGTTGTGTGACAAAAATTATTGAATACAAAAATGCTATAACAATTGTTCCAAATACCAACATGACAACAACAACTGCAAAAAGCCAACCGCAAACTTTCAGAAGTTCTATGAGTTCCTCAGTGCTTTTAACTTCGGCAACTTTCATTTTTTTGCTTCCTCTGGTTGTACGTTTTCAATTTGCTTTGTCAGGATAGGCGCAACTAAATATTCTGGACAAGTCTGCGTGAATAGGCAGCGAGGCTTTTGACATTGTTCAGCAACAAAGTTATCAGGATTTTGACAAAAGTACCGATACCTGTCTTCTAGGCAACCAACTAGGAGTAGTGTAGATAACAGGATGATATATCTCATACTTTGATATCCACTGACTTAGCCCATTGAGTCTTAATTTCTTGGCATTTTTGTTGTTGTTCAGCCTGTCTGGTTAACTCTGCCAAACGCTTTATATTTTGTTGGTGGTTTACTCTATGAGCCTCTGACAACATTTTGGCATTTTGTTGATAAGTGTTGATTCTCATTTACCAAGTCCAACCTTTCCAAGTAGGAGATTAACAATTTTGTCCGACAAATCGTCAGGTAAGAACTTTAGAAAACCTAAGAAATACAAAGCCACACATCCATAAACGAATATCTTTAGGGCTAGGTCAAAGGTCTTTTGGTATTCGTTCACGATGTTCTCTCACCGCCCACACCTTTTAGTGGTTTCGCAAAAGTCCATCAACTCATAGATACCAATAAACACCAAGAACAATACAAAAGCTACACCACCAATAATGATTGCTAACTGTTGCATTTCTTCTTCTTCTTCTTTGGCTTTTTTCTCTGCCTTTGCTAAAGACCTAAGTTCTCTAGCATCATCTATGTCCATCTGGTCTTGACGGGCTTTAATCTTATTCCAAACATCAATCTTGCCAGTAGTCATAAAGAGCATCTTTAATTCTTCCTCAAAGGCTCTGGCTTGCTCTAGTGCCATCTCAATCTGGAGAGCAGTCCCCATGTTTGAGCCTTTGTTTTTCTTAGCATCAATCAATGCCTTGGTAGCGGTACTCTTGGCATCGAACATCTTGCCAATCATGGGGGCAAGAGAGCCTAAGTCATTGGCTACCTTGCTGGCCTTCTTGACCATGCTGATAGCGTTTTGTATCCCTGCTAGGGCGGTCATTGGGTCGATGGGAATCATCTCTTGTCTACCTTTTGCCACTCAAGGCATACTACTTTGCGGTTATACACATCTCCTGTCCATGCCCACCGCACACAACGATATTCAGTTTTCTCTTTACTAGATGCCACCAATGTAAACAATATTGATGACATCAACAACCATTTCACGGCATTGCCCAAAGAATAATATGGATACAAAACATGACAAAACAAAAAAGAAAGGCTAGAGCAACAAGAGTCTCTAGCCAATCCATTACTTTTTTATCCAAGTCTGCCAAACAGCACCAGCAGCAATGACTAACCCACCTATCCATAAAACAGGTTGGGCAATAGATGCAATCCAGTTAAGAACCTTTACAGCACCATTGGCAGCCTTTATAGCCTCTACAAGACCGCTTGTGTTCTTGTCAATGGTATCTACCTTAGTCTCAACTGCAAGCAGTCTTTCGTAGATTTGTTCGTGGGTGACTTCGTTCATGGTGCAACAGGCCAAGTAATAGTCCAAGGGAAGCCACTTTGCAAAGGAACATCTCTTAATGCTTGGCAGTAGTCTTTCCATGCCTGTGAAGGTGTCATATCGCTACGAAATCTCCAATCAGTTGCTGATAGTTTATCATCACGGGTCTGACGTACATTCTTAGCCTGCTCGGTATCTTTAGTAGCCTTGTAAGCAGCTTCTTGTTCAGCAGCAGTAGTAGTGACTCCATCTACCACTTGGTCAATAAAGACAGGACCAAGCACATATTTGGTGTACCACTTGCCATCAATCTGCTCAACACCAGAGGCTTGAGAGTATTGATAAACAGTGGCTCCAGTAGCTTGTGGGCCTTCAAAGACTACGTCAGCACCCAAAGCCTCTAAGACTTCAGTTGTTGTTGTTTCCCATGATGGGCCACCATTGGCTTTTGTGTATGCACGAAATTCTGCTTCGTACATTACTTGACCTGATTGTGTTCTGATTTGCATTTTAATTACCTCAAGCAATTGCTAAGAATATGAATGTGCCACCACTTGCATTGATAGCGTCTGGTGCAGTTGAACTAATCTCAAACCCTGCGCTGTAAGTGTCAATGTAGTCGGTGTTAGTTACTTCAGCGGCTGTGCTATTAAAAAGCAAATAAGGGTCATCGCCACTTACAATTCCTCGGGCTGTATCCCAAAAGTGCCATCCACCAGTTGAGTCTGTACGTTTGATTAGAACAAACCTAGCACCACCTGTAAAACCGCAATCAATTTGTTTTGTAGTTGCCGTGCCTGTGTATGAGCCTACTTTAGAAACACCTGCACAGCTTCCAAATAGATAAGCAACATAAGTTCCAGTATCTTCATTTACTGTAGAAAGAGTCCCTAAAGAAAAAACACTTGAAGTGGGGGCTGTAGAGTTCCATAAACTAGAAGGTGCAGAATTTATTGCGTTTGTTGTGTGAAGTGAAAGATATGTATTTCCTAATGATGGGACATAAACGTACCATGGGCCAGTAGTGCTTCTATATTTCACAATTAGCATCTCAGGCGCAACACCCAAGTTATGAGCCACAGTTCTTGCAACCCCCGTCCCTGTATAGCAAACCTCATCAAAAAACGATGGCGCACGTCTGAACGAGTAATCAATAAAAGGGTCATTGATATCATTTTGACCACCTCCTGAGTTGGATACTGTGTAGCCACTTTGTCCTAAAACACCTGCGTCAGCTACAGTTCCTTCCGAATTTGCTGATGGCGTTCTTAAAATAGACCCTGCACCACGCAACCTATCCCAAAACTGCCCTACATATCCAGTATAAGTAGTGTAGTCTCTAGTGTTTGAAAGCACCGCATCAGGAGGAAACCCAACGCCAGTTATAGTTGTGGTGGTAGCAGTTCCTGTTCGAGTTGCTGGTGTAAACACACTAGTCCCACTCGTAGGCACTTTCATCGGGCCTCTGCGAATTGCTATGTAGATGTAGGTCTGTGAGGCAGAGCCTACAGTTCCACTAAACCCCGTGCTGTTTATGGCGGTGTTACTATTTGGCCCAGCCTCTGCATTAGACAAATCTGGATAAAGAACAAAACTTGTTCCTGCCACGCCCATGCCCCGCATATTGTCATATACCTGCCAGTTGCCGGTTGTGTTTGTTCTTTTCCACAGCACCCACTGAGGCTCATACCCAAGAGTTACGCTGTAATTAGAGCTACCATCAGTTGTAAACGACCCACACGAAATCACATTGTCTGTACCAGTCAGACCAAAGCCTCCTGCGTCATGGGCGAATAGGTAGGCTACGTAGGTTTCACCAGCAGAATTTAATCGCGTGCTATTGCTAACTGTAAATTGTGTAGATGTTGGGGGTACAGCAGAAGTTCCATCGCCAAACCAAATACCGCTGTTATTAAATGCTGCTTGGTTACTATTTAAAAGGCCGACTTTTGCAGTAGTGCCATCATTTCTGTGATAAACAAGCCAATCGTTAGCGGCTGATGTTACTTTAACAAAAATACTTCCCGGCACTGAGCCAAGGTTGTGCGCTACGGTGCGTCCAGCAACTGAATTCCCCGTATAAGTCACAATATCAAAAAACTTTGGTTGCTTGCGGAATGTCCATGAGGCCATTGTCCCACCTGAGAAGTTCTCGCCACCCCAATTACCACCAAGCGTAAACCCATTGGAATTAAATGACTGCAAACCTTCAACTGTTGTTGAAATTTGCGAATCAGTTAAGTCGCTATATATTAGTTTTGCTGCGCCCCTTGCCGTGTCATACAGTTGGTTAGAACTTGTAGCGTTTCGTCTTTTTAGCCAAACTAACCCACCTTTGCTTGATAAATCAACACCATTTGAAATGGCTAATGTTGAACCTGTGCCTGTGTACAGATACGTGCTGAACACATCCTCAATGTAATTGGGCACAACAGGAACACCACCACCAAAGGCATCATAAGAAGCCGCACCAGAAGTTGCTTGTAATGGCATGGTTTAAGCCTTAAATTGTGTGTTGCTTGCCAAGACTGTGAAAGTTGCACTACCTGTCTTGATAATCAAATAACGATAGCTATCAATGCCACTAGCATTGCCCGCAGCAGGCGCACCACCTAGCCACCTAGTTGTAACACCAGATGTAGTGCCATCCACTTGAACGGCAGAGTTGTAGTAAGCAGTAGAGCCTTGAGTAACCAAGAAAGCCACAGTCATTGATTGACCTGTACTCATCAATGTATTTAATGAAGTACCGCTAGAGCCACGAAAGTTAACAGTCCAGTTAGCACTTGCATTGCTTGTGTAGTACAAGACTGACTGAGTTGTAATGTCGTAAGCAATCGTGCCTGTAGCCGCTGTTGCTGATACTGTTGCTACTTCTGCTGCATCGTTTAGAACAATGGCTGTAGCTGATGATGAACCTGAGAAAGTCTTAGTGGCTGTAAAAGTCTGTGCTGTGTTAAGGCTTGCAACATCAGTTAGTGTGTTACTACCAAAAGCTAATGTTTTGTTTGTCAGGGTTTCAGTACCTGTCAACGTAGCAAATGAACCTGCTGTGAACGCTGCATTAGCCCATGTTGAACCTGTCCACACAAACAAGTTATTAGTCGATGTGTTCCAGTACAAAGCACCTGTGAGCAAAGCGTTACCATCGTTATCAACAGATGGCGCAGAACTCTTAGAACCTAAATATCGGTCATCAAACTCATCATAAGTGTTAGAAGCACTGGTAGCACTAGCAGCAGCGTTTGTTGCGCTTGTAGAGGCATTTCCTGCGCTTGTGGAGGCATTTGATGCACTGGTTGAAGCGTTAGATGCAGAAGTTGCAGCAGCAGCAGCACTTGTCGCAGCAGATGTTGCACTTCCTAAAATGCCATCCACATAAGTCTTAGTGGTAGCGTCTTGGGCATTGGTAGGGTCACCCAAACCAGTAATCTTAGACGTACCCATCGCAATAGCACCACTCATCGTGCCACCGCTGGTTGACAACTTACCACTCAGAGAAGTGTCAACTTCAGTCTTTGTGTAAGCATCTGTGATGCCATAACCAGAGATAGTAGTAGGATTAGTACCTGCTGTAATACGTCCAAATGCGTCAACAGTTACAGACTTGTATGTACTAGCAGTAACACCAGTTGTAGCCAAGTCAATCTCATCAGCACCAACAACAATGCGTGCGCTTGATGCAGTATTCACGTTAAGCGTGTTACCTGTCTTGCTCATGCCAGTACCAGCAGTAACCTGACCAGCACCAGAGAATTGAGCAAAGGTAATTGGCGTAGTGCCTAAAGTACCACCCGCTACAATAGTACAGATAAAGCCGTTATTAGCGTTTACTGTGCCGCCTTCAACAAAGGTGTAAGCAGCAATTAACTCTGAATAAGTGTCAGCGTCTGTTGTTCTAGTCCATGAACCAGAAGCACACAAGTAGATACCATTGTCGGTAGTTGTAGTCTGGTCTTTAACCAATACTCGGTCACCTGCAATAACAGAAACTCCGTCTATGGTCTGTGCGCCAGACAACGTAAGGTTAGCAGTAGAAGCAGCGACCACAGAGGCTTTAGCATCAATACCTTGGGCAATAGCATCTACATAAGACTTGGTTACTGCATCAGCATCAGCAGTAGGAGTACCAAGACCTGTAATTTTGTTTGTACCCATAGCGATAGCACCCGATAGAGTGCCACCAGTTAGATTCAGCTTCAAAGCGTCAGCAGTATCTACATAACCCTTAGTCGCTGCGTCTGTTGCATTGGTAGGTGTAGCAAGACCAGTAATCGTTCCTACTGTCCCAGAACTCATGTCCAATGTGCCATCAATCGTGACATTGTTGAATGTAGAAGTTCCAGAAGCAGCAGTTACGTTACCTGTGACATTGCCTGTCAGGTTACCCGTGACATTACCAGTTACAGCACCCGTGTGAACGCCTGCTGTATTACCAGTGACCGCACCTGTTAGTGCGCCTACAAATCCTGTTGAAGCAGTTACTGTAGTTCCTGTAATTGCTTGAGCAGATGAGCCACCGATTACCGCACCATTGATAGTTCCACCAGTAGCAGTGATTGACGCTGTGGTGATAGGGCCAGAGAAGCCCGCAGTACCCGTCACAGTACCTGTCATGGTAGATGTACCAGTAACCGCTAAGTTACCGCCTACAGTTACATTATCACCAGCCGTACCTGCTTGGTAGTCTTTC